GCGTTGACTTGGGCCATCGTGAAAATTCGAGTATTTACGTCCTTAATTTTCTTAATAGGACGGCGCTCATCTTTGAGCTGATGTTCCCAGAGGAAGAATGGTCGTTCTCCTCTTTTAAGTGCCTGGAGATCTTCCCAGACTCTCAAGTCAAGTTCCGGCTTCATTGACCACAATTTCTTGCAGTCGGGCCAACCAGGAACTGGTTCTTCGGGTCCATCTTCCCCCACTCTGTAGGTGAATCCAGCTTCCACAATCCTCTCGTCAAAGAGAAAAGCCTTGCCTTCAACACCTGCAGGACGCTTCTTTTTCCATCGGAAGCCAGGGGACGAATCCATTTCTAGTCCGGCATACCCAGCCATGGGTAAACCATTCACAACTTCCTCCATAGTGAGTTCATGCACTTGGCACTTGCCCAACGCTTTGCGGAGACGGTATTCTACTAATTCCGTCACTATTCTGCGTGAGGAGCTGGGAAAAGGAACTGTTCTAGATTCGTACTTCTTGAGCGCATTACGGAACGGGGATGTCTTAGTCGGGTTTCGAGGGTCCTTCGGTGTAAGTATCGCGGGTTCTGTGACAGGAGGGGCTACCAAGCCATGCGTCTTTGCCTTTTCTATCTGCGTTCTTCCGGGAGCGAAAGAAGCGTCTTGCGGGGCACAGGCACCATACACTTCATATCCATATCCGACTATGCTATTAACACGGTCGGACACACACATTGATTGCATTTCTAGCTCGGCACACGTGGTGTCAATATCCCAATCCAGGCTTTGCTCAATGTCTTCTTGCGTAAGAAGAGCAGCGAAAGCTCCGGATTTCTGGGAACTGAATCCAGCTATATGGATGCCAACGGCTTTACGTTGTTGGTTACCTTTGGCAAACCATATAGAACCACACGTCCCAACTTCAGTACTGATGTCCGAGGTCCAGCCTTCCAAGAAAATTTCTTTCCTCTTAAGCTGTCCATTCGATCTAACCGCGTACGGTGATCCATACCATTTAGTTTCTCTAATAGCAGAGATAGATCCATGAAACTCATGGATACAACCATCTGAGCCTCTTGAGTAAATCAATCCATCGAAATGGACGAAATGAGCCAAGTCTTTGTTAGACACAAAGTACTTAGAGAAACGAGGAGCAGGAGGTAGGCGTGCTATATTCTTCCATATTGCTATATCAGAATCGCCTATTCTCACTACATCGCTTCGCTTGAAGCTAACGGTAATAGGGGTCACAAACTCGGATGGGATCAAAGTCACCAGGTCATTATCCTTTAGTGGACCAATCATATGAACATTCACGATTAAGTTATGTCCATTAGTTGCTAAGGCACAGCATTCTCCAGCCGAGGTTCTTATTCGGTAGAGGTGTCGAGCCATCACAGTCTTTTGGTCCGCTAAATTCCTGTCGCCAGATTGAGCTTGGGGGAGAGTTCGGGTCGGGGCTTGTCGTGCGTGCACTATGGTCTTGTGTTGGCGGCCAGTTCTGGGGTCGCCTGACACACCTCCTTCTTCTTCCAAAATAGGGAGGCCAGTTTCGGGGTCATCATCTCTGACTTCATCAAAGACGCGGTCGAAGAGCTCCTCTTCAGTAATTCCTTGTTGTTTAGCTTTCAGCTCAACTCGTTTCATAAAGAAATCACCTCGAGTCATGAACTGAGTATTTCTAGTCCGTCCATCCTCGGTTTGAAGAGTCATTGCATCAACTTCCGCCTCTGCGTCTTTCAATTGGAGTGGTTTGAAATCACTCCAACCCATACCACCTTTTGGGTTGTACAGGTAGATGTTGGCCCCACTGGGATGTTTTACATAGCGCATTCCATGGGTGTTTCGTCGGATAGGAAGTCGGAAAAGCGGGTCTATTGATGTTTCAACGTAACTGCGAGCCTGATCAAGGGTGGCTGCATAGATACGTCCCACTTGTCGCGACAACACTCGGGCTTCTACTTCCTTACATATTTCGAGCACTTTCAATTTGTCGGATTGCTGCTTATTCTTTAGATGATGTAAATATCCAATGAATCCTACAGCTCCGAGCAAAATAAGTTGTCCTTTAAGCTGGGTCACATGAGGTTTAATAACCTCCCATATGGTGTCGATGATCCCGCGCGTACTTTTCCAAGCGCTGCGGGCATGATTGGCGACATTCATCGAATCCAAAAACCGCTGTCTTGCGGTTTCCTTCAATTGCTTTGCTTTGTCGCGAGCGCAACTGAAGGCGTATCCAGCGTGCGATGTCACTATCGCCAATGCAGTTTTCAGGATGATCTTGGCATCAACTCTCAACATTTTATAGTAGAGATCTGTTGCCTTCTCGTCAAACCTGACCATCACATCGACGGGTAGTCGCGCAGTTGCTCGAGTCTTCCACTCTTTCATAAGATAGAAGACACTCTTATAGCGGTTGAGAAAGTTTCGCAGGGAAGAGGTGGAGACGGTCACTTGATTTTCATCTATGACCACTTCCAACTCTTCTTCCTCCTGCAATATCTCAGCCACTTCTATGTCGAGGTCAATGGTCTCTTGCGATGATGTTGACGCCCCTTCATTTACTTTAGGGGCGGGATCGCTTTGAGCCACTGGTTCCTCGATTCCAAAGAGCGTCTTCACATATGCTTTTGTGGATTCAATCGTAGTAGCAAGTGTTGGTCGTTGTACTCGGGGTGGGGGGGTCCGTTCTAGGACTTCTTCGCGGTTAGCGTCAATATTTTGTTGAAGCAAAATCTGTTGTTGGTGATAATGCATCTGAAACTTTTCAGCT